GTTATTTGTAGTTAATCTCAAATCAACGAAAAAATTAATCAATCAACCTTTGGTTGATTGATTGATTTGTTTAGTTAAATCCAAAAATTTCATTTGTGTTTTGATATTGTGAATATTGAAGACCTTCAGGATAGAAATTAATAATATCTTTTAAGAAATCTCTTGAATTATTAATTGATTCAATATAATAAATAACGAATTCTTTGAATTTATCTTGATTTTGTGCTGTAGAAAGTGATATATTATGTGCTTCACATTGTTGACGAATATATTGAATAAAATCTAATGCAATTTGTTGTTTGGTATAATCACGACCATATTGTCTTAAACTATTAGTTGTATTTGGTAAATTTGGATTTTGTAATAATTGTTCAAATAATTCTATATTTATAAGTTCTAATTTAGTTCTAGAAAATTCTTTGTATTGATGATATAAATTTATCATTTTACTAATATTTTCTTTGTATCCACCAGTTACAGCAGTTGCTTTTTCATCTACAAATTTTGGTAATTCAAATGTTGTTGTTAATGCTAAATTATTATTGGAACTAGAATATTCTAATTTTTTAATGACTTCTAATCGGTCTTGTTTTGAACCAGTTAAATAATGTAATATTAATCCCCATTGATAACTCATTAACATAGAAATATTAACGTGAATTGATTTGTATTTACCTGTAGTAACATCAATTATTTTAGAATCTGGAACATCTTTTCCGCTAATTTGACGATAAGGAACATCAATAAATAATGTAGGATTAATTCTATGAGGTTTAATCGTAGTTAATTCTTTTTCAATAGTTCTATTGACATGCATAAATCTTCTAAATATAAATTCTTTTTGAGAAGAGTCACGAGGTGTGCGAATATAATTGTTTGCCATTTGTGTTCTTGTTTTTAAAGATTTATCTAATTTTTTTAATCTTTTTTGTTTTTTATCACTTAAAGAAGAAATTGAAGATAATTGACTTTGTTCAGATTCTGATTCTTTAGTTTTTTTTTTATACATACCTTCTTGATAATCTTCATCTACAATTCTTTGATTGATATGTTCTCTATATTTTTGTAAATTAAAAATTCCACCATCTGAGTTTTTAGTGATAAAATCATTCATACTATAATAAATAGGAACTTGGAAATGTTTTGCTTCACCAATTACATAACTTTTTAAGTCGTGTTCATTCACACATAAAACTTTTTCATTTGGTCTAACATTATTGATATCAATCGTAGTATTAGGAAATTGGTCCCAAATGATTGCCATCTTTTTACCTAAACCTAAATAAAACATTGCCATACAAATTGTTTCATAAGAACAAAATTGACCAAAATAAAATATCATAGAATTAGAACCATGAGCGTGAACATATGGTAAATTTGGATTTTGTCTAAATTGACTAGGTTCACTATAAATAATTTTTACATCTTTACTAGTTTTAAGTAAAGTGATTAGTTCATTTGTAATAGTATCACTTGTTACATAAAAATTTCCTAAAAATATTACTTCTCTTTGTCTAGACATATTATATATATATACTTATAAAAAAGAATTAAAAAAATAATTAAATTATATGTAATGAGTAAAATTAGTTATCTTGATGAATTAAATGTTAATGAAAATAGTTTGTTAAATACAATAAATAATAACAATTTAAATGAATTAAATAATATATCAAATGATTATATTAATATATTAGAAAATGCAAAAATAGAAAAAATATGGATCAATATTAAAAAAGATTTAGATAAATTAAATTTATGTCAAAAAGCGAATGTATTTGATTTTATTCAATTAATAGAAAAAGTAAATGAATAAACAACAACAACAAATTGTTTTGCGTTGAAGTAAAATAAATCATTAAAAATCGCTGAAAGCGATTTTTAATAATTTTTTTTTCATTTAAATTTTTTTTAATTAAAGCAATTAAAAAAAATTATTAAAAAATGCAATATAGTGATAGTATTTAATTTATAAAATGATTAATAAAATCATTCAATTATCAGATTTACATATTCATAAATCAATTGAAAGACATAATGAATATAAAAAAGTGTTAATGAATTTGTATAAAAAATTAGATACTTTATTAGGTGCTCAAAATGAAGGAAATAATTTAATTCTAATTTGTGGTGATTTAGTTCATAATAAAAATGAATTACATCCATCTCAAATTAGTTTGTTAATTAATCTTTTTAGACAATTAATTAAATATGGTGAGGTAATTATTATAAATGGTAATCACGACATTAATCTATCTAATTCAATTAGTTCAATGTCTATTTTTAGTGAATTCAATAATAAAATTCATATTATTGATGAAACTGGAATTTACAACTTTGATAATGTTGATATTTCTGTGATTGATATTAAAGAATTAGGTGATATAGAAAAAGAAGATGAAATTGTAAAATCATTTGATATAGATTATACTAACAAAGAGATAATTAATGTATTAGTTTTACATAAATATATTAAAGAAGGAATGACAAACACAATTTATAATAAAAATGAATATCCTATTCGTAAAAATTTATGTAGTTTAAATGTATTGCCAAAATATTTTGAATATTATGACATTGTTTGTTTAGGTGATATACATCAACCACAATTTTTAAGAACAAACATTGCCTATTCAGGTTCATTAATTCAACAAAATTATGGAGAACATCCATTCTTTCATGGTTTTATTGAATGGAATATTTTAGATACAGATTTTATAGGTAAATTTCATTTAATACATAATGAAACAGGATATTTTCAAATACATTCCAAAGAATTAATTGAAAATAAAAATTTTGATTTAATTATTCAAAATAAATTTAATTATTCTAATTTATCTAAAAATTGTCTTAATATTGAATTACTTTGTGATTATCAAACAATGTATGATAAAGAATTTCTACAAATTCAAAATGAATTTAAAGAATATTTAATTCAAAAAAATTATACAATACTTTCATTCCATCATTCTTTGATACAAAATGACAAATTAGATTTAAGATATATGATTGATAAAGATGAAACGAATATGTCATTTGATTTATTATATGATGAGAAAAAATTACTTGATATACAACAACAATGGATTAGTTCTTATTATAAAATTATGAATGAAGAACATAAAACTGAGAAAATGTGTGAATTAAATAAATATATATATGATATCACTCATAAAGATGGTGCTAATAAATTACAAACAACAAGTTCACATTTTAAATTTTTAGAATGTCGTTTCAAAAATGTATTTTGTTTCGAAGAAAATAATTCAAGTAATTCTTGTAAAAGTGTATTGAATATTGAAAAAATACAAGATTTATATCAAATTATATTTAAAAATGGAATTATCGCAATTGATGGATATAATTTTTCTGGTAAAAGTAGTATATTAGATATTATACTTTTTGTATTATTTGAAGAAACAACAAGAGGTAAAGCAAAGAAACAAGATATTTTAAATAAAAATGCGAAATATTTTTATATTGAATTATTATTCTTAAAAAATAATGAGAAATATTGTATTAATTATTTTTGTAGTCAAAAAGAAAGAGTGACAAAAAATAAAAAAACGCTTGAAAAAGAAATAACAAATTCTTTTCCAAGTGTTCGTAAATTATATAAATTTGAAAGTAATAATTCATTAGTTGAAATTCATTTAGAAAATAGTAATCAAGCAAATTCCTTTTTTGGTTATATGAATTATGACATATTTATTAAGAGTTATGTATTGATACAAAATAATTTAATGGGTTGGTTAGATGATGGACCAACTGAAAGAGACAAATTTTTAAAAAAACTTTGTAAATGGGATGATATAGATTTACAATACAAAGAATTATGTAAATTATTATTAGAATCAGAAAAAGAATTTAAAACAATTGAGAAACAAAAAAAGGAAAAAGAATTTTTAATTGAAAAATGTAAATCAAATTTAATTCAAGAAGATACACAATTGAAATTAAAAGAATTAGATGACAAAAGAATTGAATATTTAATTAAAATCAAAAATTACGAATCAATTAGTAATCAAAATGAAAAATATAATTTATTAACATTACTTAATAAAAAAGATGAATTGAAAAAATCTATTGAAAATAAAGAATTAGAATTAAGTAAATTATTATTGAAAGAAAAAGAATTTGAAAACTTTGATTTAACAATTGATGTCGATTTATTAAATCAAAACTTTCATCAAGAAAAAAAAAATGACCTTGAATTTTTATACAATAAATTAAATGAATTAAAATCAAATTTAATTTCAATTAAGCAAAATTGTGATATAACTTGTGAAAATGAGATTGATTTAAATGTAACTACAATTATTACAAATGAACAATTAGAAAATAGTCAAAAAGAATATGAAACTGCTTTGAATGAAAAAAATGAAATGAATAAATTATTAAATGATAAAGATAAAATGGTTTTGTATCAAGAATATAATCGTTGTAATACAAATAAAAATGAATTATTAGAAAAGATGAATAAATGGAATGAAAATAAAGAGTATAATAAAAAATGTAAGTATTGTCTCAAATTTGTTCAATATGATATTTACAAAGAATATGAGAAACAATATACTGATAATATAAATAGAATAAATGAGATTTGTAAATTAATAGATATAGATAATATCAAAAAATATTATCAAGAAAATTTAATTGAGAGAATTTATAAGAATTTTAATTACAAATCAGATCATTATTATTCATTAAAAAAACAATTTGAAGAATTTGAGAATAGAAAAAAAAAATAATTGATTTAGAAAAAAACAAAGTAGAAATAGAAAAACAAAAAGAATGGAATGAAGTGATAAATGATACAATATTATTAGTAGAAAAAGAAATTGAGGAGAAGATTAAAGAAAAGAATGAATTATATGAATTTTTAGTTAAAAAAAATGACAATCAAAGATTGTTAAATAAATATATGAATGAATATGAGAAAATTTGTAATGTAATTGATTATCAAGAAAATAAAAGAATACTTGATGAAATTAATATTGAATATGCGAAATATCAATTACTATCAAAAAAACAAATAGAAAATGAAAATATATATAAAATTTATACAGAAAGTTATGAAGAAATTATGACAGAATATAAATTATTAAGAAATAAAATAGATGATTATGAATGTTACAAAGAATTATTTGGAGTTAATGGTATACCAAAATGGTTATATCAACAAACGATACCAAAAATACAAAATTTAATGAATGGATGGTGTAATGAATTAGAATTAGATTTTGAATTTGAATTTAAATACACACAAGGAGATTTAGGTTCAAATTATTATTTACTAGATTTAGGAATAAAACATAAACAGAATGGAAACCAATTTAATAGTAGTCATGAAATACAATTAGGTAGTGGTTTAGAAAAAACAATTACAAATATTTTATTAAGAACAGCATTTGATGGATTACAAAATACAAGATTTGATTTCTTTTTTATTGATGAAACATTATCAAATATGGATAGTAAACATCTTGATAAACTTGATAAATTATTTGGAATTATTCAAAAAACATTTAAAAGTGTATTTATAATTACTCATCAAAAAGAAATGTATGAATTTGTAAATCATTTTATTAAAATACATAATCAACAAATTATTAATAAATAATTGTTAATTAATATTAATTAATAAAAATTTGAAGAATTTTTATAAATTAGTAATTGTAAATTCATTCTTCATCTAGAATTATTGATTGAATGAAATTCGAAGAATTTTTATAAATTAGTAATTGTATATTCATTCTTCATCTAGAATTATTGATTGAATGAAATCCTGTGGATTTCATTCAATCAATAATTGTAAGGTTCGTTTGTTACATTTACAACTTGTTCTGATTTGAAAAGTTGTATATCAGATGGCATATATTTAATATAGAATGTCCAGTCATTCATAAATATAAATGCGGTTTCATTATATTCATTATTTTTCAGATATTGGTCTCTTTGATATTCAAATGTGTCCATATAATTTGGTCGATGATAATTTTCAATATTTTTTTTCTTTTGTTCGCATAAATAAATATTATTTGTGGGAATAGGATTAATGCCAAATATTTTATTTAATTTAGATTTTTTTGCCCAATCTAAACTAAATTGATTTTCATAAACAAGATTTGCGATATTATAATGTGTTTTATCAACACCATTCACTAAAGAATATGGAAATTTAGGACCAAATATTAATAAATAATATGCTTTTGGTTGTTTTTTGTATATTTCTTTATTAATAATATAAACATTATTGTTACCAAAATTTACATTACTTGTTTGATAAATATCATAGTTAGAAGGATTTTTCGCCCATTTTTCAATTTCTAATAATAATACTTCATACAATTTCATTTTTACATCTAAATGTATATAATTTTTATGAATTAAATAATGAAATACACAATAACCATTATTAATAGGACTTAGATAAGTTTCAACAATTCCATTTTTGTCTAAAAAATCTTGTATCTCTTTTACTTGAACAACACAAATTGAAGCAATAGGTTTATTATTTGAAATTACACTAAATACCAAAGATTTATTTTTGATATAATCTAATAAATGAATTGATTTAAACATATTAATTGTTTCAACATCAATTAATTCTGAAAAATATATATTTAACATATTTGAATTACGAATTTCATCATAAGAATTAATATAAAATTTGTAATTAGGTAATTTAAATATTTGATTTGATGAATTTGTAAAATTTTCTTTTACCTTATTAATTAAATGATTTTGTTTAAAATTCATAAAAGTATTTTTAATTAAATCGGCATTTGATACAATAAATAATATTGTTAATAAAAATATTAATTCTTTCATTTATATATATTAATAGAATATATTAGTAATTAATATTTTTATGAATTATATTTTCTTTCATCAATTTAACATTTGTTGTAGTAATATGATTTTCTAATTCTATAAAACTATTATTAAATTTTTTTTCAGGTTTTGATTCATCAACAAATTCCCAATCATTATCAATTTTACTATTATTATTAGATTTTACAATGTAATAATAAATACTTGTAGTAATTGGTGCCATTCCAATTATTAAATATATACTAAAAGACATTTTAAAAATTACTAATATAGTATAGATAAAATATAATAACGCCAATGGCGAATTAAATTAATAATTGATATAATAAAATAAATAATTAAAATCGCTGAAAGCGATTTTAATTATTTATTTATATTCTAGCAATATATGTAATTCGCCATTGACTAATTACATTAATAGTTGATATAATAAAATAAATAATTAAAATCGCTGAAAGCGATTTTAATTATTTATTTATATTCTAGCAATATATGTAATTCGCCAAAGGCGAATTACATTAATAGTTGATATAATATTGATACATTTTTTTATTTAATTCATTTGTAAAAAATTTTTTTTGATGATTCTTATGAATTATATATCTTAAATAATCTTGACAATGTATTTCAATCGAATTTTTATTAACAAATAATTGTAATTCATCTAATTTTTCATTACGACTATTAATTTTTGATATAGTTTGTGTATGAGTTTCTAAATTTTTATTTTCAAAGTCACTCCAACATTCATATTGTGTTTTAATACTATCAAAAGGACATTCCATAGTTTTATTAATAAGTATTATTTTTAATTTATTTTTTTTGTAATTAAATTTCTTTTAGGTAGATTTTATTTGTCTTCATATATGTATCGTATTATTGCGACTATTTGTTTTAATTTGATTATTAATTGGAATTTCATCAATAATACCATTTGAATGAATAAAAGTATATTTATTATCTACTTGATTAACTGCTGTTTTAGATTTATTATTTGTAATATTATTTTGTTGAATGTAATGTCCCCAAGTGATATTAAGAATAAAATTATCTATTTTTTTAATAATTTCAACTTCAAATCTCATATCTTTTAATTTGTCGTGTAAAAATATGGCACAATCTTGTCGATTATATGGTGGAACACCTAATTTAAATGGTGGTATCTGATATAATAATGAATTATCTCCTTGTTTTGCTTTATTAATAATTAGTTTCTTTACTTCATTTAGAAAAATTTCATAACATTTAATTTTATTCATTTTCAAAGTATTTGAAATACTTTGAACATATTCTATTGAGAAATGTTCTCTATTCATTTTATTATATAATATATTAAAAAAATATATTTAATATTATTATATATATTTTTTAATGAATGTATAATGAAATTAAATCAGCATTAATTAGTTCTGCGTGTATATCTCCAATTATGACAATAATTGATATGTCAGTTATTCAAAGTCAAATTAAACATATTTCATTTGCTAAATCATTAATAACAACACAAAAAAATATTTTTAATAGAACATTACCATTTTTTAGACCATTATATACAATGAATTTTGTATATAGTTCTACTTATATAACAGCAAATTGTAGTAATTATTTAGTAAAAAATAAATATATAGAAAAAAATGGAAAATATTTTGTTTTATTTTCAACTAGTTTAGTAAATATTGCTTCTATTGCGTATAAAGATATACAATATTCAAAATATTTTCATAATCCTAATCAACAAAATATTCATTTAAGAAGTAATCATTTTAATTCATATTCATTATTTGCGATCAGAGATATGATGACAATTAGTTCAGCATTTATTTTTAAACAAGATATGAATAAATATTTAGAAAAAAAATATAAAATATCACATAGAAAAGCAGATTTCATTAGTTCAATGACATTACCAATTGTAACACAATGTTTTAGCACTTCAATTCATATTTTGTCAATTGATTATTTACAAAAACCTGAAATTACATTTAAAGAAAGAATACAACATATTAAAAATATATATTGGAGTGTTTGTATTGGAAGAATGATTAGAGTAATACCAGCATTTTGTATGGGAGGATTTCTTAATGATTTACTATTACAAAAAAATTAAATTATATTGTATGTATAGATTTAATATGATTTTCAATACATAATCTTTCTAAATATTGTTTCTTAAATGGATGTTCTCTACATATTTTAATATGTTTATAAATTGTCCTTAATTGATCGGACATTTTCCATATATCGATTGAATTATTTTCATCGTGAATAAAATCTAAATGATAACAATAAACCATTGATTCAGGATAAACAATTAGATTATTATCTTGAATCCATAATTTATTTAACATTATTAAATTACCAAATTCATCAGGCAATTTATCAATTTGATTGGTAGATAGATTTAGTAAATATAAATTATCTAAATAACACATTTCTTTTGGAAACTCTGTTATACCATTACAACTTAATGAAAATATTTCTATATTTTTACAATTAGACATTGTTACTGGTATTTTTTTAATACAATTATAATCAAAATTACATTCAACTAATTTATTTAAATTACCAATTTTATCAGATAATTTTGTTAATTTATTTGTTTTCAAATACAATTTTTGTAAATTTACACAATCAAATAATTCATCAGGTAAATATTCTATATCATTATGATAAAGCATCAATGTTTTTAGTTTTTTACATTTTCCAATCTCCTTTGGAATAAACATCAATTCATTATATTCCATTTCTAAATGTTCTAAATTGATACAATCAAATAATTCTTTTGGAATAAATTTAACTTTACTCATATTACATTTAAATTTAACCAAATTACTTAATTTATTAATTTCATTTGGAATTTTAACACACAAATCATTTTTAAAACTAATTGTTAAATATTTTAAATTATTTAATTCTAAAATTTCTTTTGGAAATATATTATTAGTATTATGTGTGAATTTATCTAATTCTAAACATTCAAGATTTTGTAATTCAATTAGTCGCTTTGGAAATGTTTCAATTAAATTAAAATTACATTTTAATTGAGTTAGTTTTATTAAATCACCTATTTCTTCAGGAAGAGTTGTTAATTGATTATAATTACAATTTAATTCTAAACAATTTGAAAAATTACCAATTTCTTTTGGTATAAATGATAAAGTATTAATAGAAATATCAATGTTGTTAGTATTATCATAATAAATTTGGTTACAAAGATAATTATTGACTTCAGTTTGATTTTTTCTTGATAAATCAAGTTTATACATTTTTTATAAATTTAATCAAATAGTTTTAAATAAAAATAAATCATTAAAATCCCTTTTAGCGATTTTAATGATTTATTTTTCTTCAAAGAAAGCACAATAACATAAAACAAAGTTTTATGTTATTGTGGGTTTATTTAAATGTAAATAAATAAAATCCGTAGGATTTTATTTATATTCACTCAACGAAAATTAAGAATTACGCCGTAGGCGTAATTCTTGATGTTTTGTTAAATAAATGATTACATATTTTTTCTACTATTTTTGGTGGAATACTATTTCCTATTTGAGTGATTTTATCTTTATCATTTCCAAATAATTTATAATCTTTT